ATCGCTATGGCAGCAAATGGCTTCTGTTACACACATGACCATCAGGGTTTGTTTCCTGAAATTGTAGAAAAGATTTTCAGCGAGCGTGTATTCTACAAGAAGAAGATGATTGAAGCCCAGAAAGAATATGAGAAGACCAAGGATCCAGAACAAGTTAAGCTCATCTCCAAGTATAACAATATTCAAATGGCTCGAAAGATTCAGTTGAATAGCTTATATGGCGCCTGGGCCAATCAATATTTTCGGTTCTATGATGACAGAATTGCCGAAGGTATCACATTGACTGGTCAGTATATCATTCAATATGTGGGTCGTGAATTGAATGCCTTTCTTAACAAGGCATGCAACACTACAGGTGTAGACTACACGTTCTATTCCGATACAGATAGTTGTTATGTAACTCTGGACAAACTGGTTCAGACACATTGGAGTCATCTGGATAAGAATAAAATTACTGATGTGATTGATAAGCTCTGTAAAGAAAAGATTCGTGAGGTATTGGATAAGGCATGCAAGAATATTGCGAACAAGACAAATGCCTACACGAACAAGATGGAGTTTAAGCGAGAAGTGATTGCCGATAGAGCCATTTGGGTGGCAAAGAAGCGATATGCTTTGAATGTATATGACAGTGAAGGTGTTCGCTACAAGGAACCCAAGTTGAAGGTTCAAGGGTTAGAAATTGTTCGTAGTAGCACACCAGGCAGCGTCCGACAGTATCTCCGTGATGCGGTGAAAATGGCGTTGTGTTCTAGTGAACAGGAACTTCAAGAGTTCATTGCTAAAATTGAAAATGAATTCATGCAAATGGCGCCAGAAGAAATCGCCTTCCCTCGTAGCGCAAATAATTTGGCAAAGTATTCATCGCATGGATCCATTTACATCAAGGCAACACCTTTGCATGTTCGTGGTGCTCTTCTATATAATCATCATGTCAAAGCAAAGAAGCTGGACAAGAAGTATGAATTAATTAAAGAAGGCGACAAAATTAAATATCTGTATTTAAAGGAGCCGAATCCTATTCGTGAGAATAGTGTTGCCTTCTCTGGCAAATTACCAAAAGAACTTGACTTACATAAGTATGTTGATTATACTACGATGTTTGAAAAGAGTTTCCTAGAACCTATGCAAACTGTCATGGATTGTTTAGGTTGGAATGTAAATCCCGTGGCAACATTAGATGACTTATTCTAAGGAGAAAACATGTCATTATTGAATAAATTGAGAAAGAATAGCACCATTCGTGAAACTGAAGTATTAACAGAAAGCAAGTTTTTTGCTGCCAAGGACATGATTCAAACGCCTGTCCCAATGATTAACGTTGCACTATCAGGTCGTCTTGATGGTGGTTTAACACCTGGCTTGACTGTGTTCGCTGGGCCTTCAAAGCACTTCAAGACAGCATTCGCTATGCTTCTTGCCAAGTCTTACATGGAAAAGTATGAGGACGCTGCTATTCTATTTTATGATTCTGAGTTTGGCGCGCCCGCAGGATACTTCAAGAGCTTCGGTATTGATACCGACCGGGTGATTCACACGCCTATTACTGATATTGAGCAACTGAAGCATGATATGATGTCACAAATCAATGGTATTGAACGAGGTGAACATGTTATTATTATTGTTGATAGTGTTGGCAATTTGGCTTCTCGGAAGGAAGTCGAGGATGCATTAGAGGGCAAGAGTGTGGCAGACATGACACGTGCCAAGCAGCTCAAGAGTTTATTCCGTATGTGTACGCCACATCTAACCATCAAGGACATTCCTATGGTTGTAGTGAATCATACCTATAAGGAAATTGGTATGTTCCCGAAGGATATTGTATCAGGTGGCACAGGTATCTATTATTCGGCGGACAACATCTTCATTATTGGTCGTCAGCAGGAAAAGACAGGAACAGATTTAACAGGATATAATTTCATTATCAATGTTGAAAAGTCTCGTTATGTTCGTGAAAAGAGTAAGATTCCTGTTGAAGTATCTTTTGAAGGTGGTATTAGTACATGGTCAGGATTGCTAGACATTGCATTAGAATCAGGTCATGTAGTGAAACCACAGAACGGTTGGTATCAAAAGAAAGGTGAAGAAAAGAAGTATCGTCAGGCAGATACATATACAAAAGAATTTTGGCTTCCTATTTTAAAGGATGTCTCATTCCAAGAATGGATCACTGAACGTTTTGCCATCTCCAACTCATCGTTGGTGAGTGAATTTACTGATGAAATTATAACCGAGGAATATGAAAATGCCTAAATTTACTGTAAAAGAAAATGTTGATTTCAAGGAACAAAATACTGCGACACATTATTTGGAATTCACAGAAGGACCTATGACCAATGTAGCATTTACATTCGGTAAAATTGAGTTTCTTGGTGAAGATGAAGAAGGCAATGGAAAAATCAATTTTGATTATCACTTGTTAAGTATTCCGGAAAGTATTAGTTTAGAAGAACAGAAGGATGAAATTGAATCACATATTGGTGAAGTATTAAAGGTATTACTTGAAGAGAACTTGACAAAGGGTGGAGATAATGAAACTGGAAATGATGATCCTATCCAATCTGTTGAAGGACGAGATGTATCTCAGGAAGGTGATTCCCTTTCTGAAGGATGAATACTTCATTGATTATTCAGAAAAGAAAATATTCCAGACGGTTGTAAAATTTGTTGATGATTATAATGCGCCTCCTACAGAAGAAGCATTAAACATCATCATTCAACAGGATAAGACGTTAACAGAGGATGCATTTGAAAAAATCACTTCTCTGTTAACATCTCTTCCTGAGAAAGAAAAGAATCAAGAATGGTTGTTAAACGAGACAGAAAAATTTTGTAAAGATAAGGCGGTATATAATGCCATTGTTCAATCCATTCAAATCATTGATGGCAAAGATAAGAAATACACTAACGAAGCTATACCAGACATTCTCAAGGATGCCCTTGCGGTAAGTTTCGATAATAGTGTAGGTCATGATTATTTGAAAGATTCAGAGTCACGATATGATTTCTATCATCGTGATGAGGAGCGGCTACCTTTTGATTTGGAAATGTTTAATAAAATTTCCAAGGGTGGTTTGCCGAACAAGACGTTGAATATTGCTCTGGCAGGTACTGGTGTGGGTAAGAGTTTGTTCATGTGTCATATGGCGGCTGGCGCCTTGTCACAGGGTAAGAATGTGTTGTACATCACAATGGAAATGGCGGAAGAACGTATCGCAGAACGTATCGACGCCAATTTGATGAATGTCACGATGGATGATTTAAAGAACATTCCAAAGCAAATGTTTGATGACAGAATTTCTCGAATCAAGAACAAGACGGAAGGCAAACTCATCATCAAGGAATATCCGACTGCTTCAGCACACGCAGGACATTTTCGTGCATTGTTAAATGAATTGAATTTGAAAAAGGAATTTCGTCCTGACATCATCTTCATTGATTATTTGAACATTTGTGCGAGTAGTCGGTTCAAAATGTCTGGAAGTGTAAATAGTTACATCTATATCAAGGGTATTGCCGAAGAACTTCGTGGTTTGGCTGTGGAATTCAATGTTCCTATTGTTTCGGCAACACAAACAACAAGGAGTGGGTATGCAAATAGTGATGTGGAACTTACTGATACTAGTGAGTCGTTTGGACTTCCAGCAACTGCTGACTTTATGTTTGCTCTCATTAGCACTGAGGACTTAGAAAAACTCGGGCAGCTCATGGTGAAACAGTTAAAAAATCGGTATGCTGATCCGAATTCTCATAAACGATTTGTTGTGGGTGTGGATCGCGCTAAAATGAGATTATATGATTTGGACATGTCTGCACAGAAGAATTTGTACAAGGAAGAAGAACGGAAAGATGGAGCCGAAAAGCCCAGTTTCGTCTCATCCAAGACATTCAGTAAAAAGAACTTTGACGCCATAAAATTTTAAAAATATAAATAGGAATGAATACAACTCGGAGGTTCCATGTACTTAGCCAGCAAGATACACAAGGAACTCAATACTCATTTTTCTCCAGATGAGATTATTGGTCGGGAAATCCCTTACGGTGAGATTAGTAAGAAATTAAACAAAATCTTACGTCCGATGGGAGCCAAGATACGGGTGAATCGGGATAAAGCCTTAAAAACAAAAAAGTCCAATAAA